AGACGAAATCGTAGTGTATTGACTAGTGCCGCATCTCCTAGGTATTCATCCAACCAAGCACCTATATTTAAGCTATTGGCGTTCCTGAACCCGAACTCGAAACCTTCGAGGATGGTCTGATTGTTACTGAACTGCGTATAGGTTTTGAAGTCCACTCTAGTCCTAGTATCAGGAAATATGAAACTAGAACCAGTAAAACCATTCTGCATACTAAAATTAATATATCCCTCAATACCTTTTGTCTTCCTTCTAAATTCTTTTGGCATCATTTCCCAGACAGCTGCTTGCTGAACTTTTACTGATGTATCCGCGTTCTGGCTGAAGCAAACTACGTGACCATCTTGGTTTTCGGTAACAGCCTGCATAACCATTTTGGCACATCCTGTGGTCTTACCACTTCTATTACCTCCGAAGGTAATTACCTCGTCGTACTTATCTATCGCATCTCGCATTCTACCCCAACCCGGTAGATCGAACCCGTGCCGAAGGGGATCGCTTTCCGCGGCTCNTATACGNCCCTCGTGAGCTTCGTGCAGATCGGATAGNAACTTGGGATCAGCCTCNCCTAGAAGAACTATCTCCTCATCCGTTGGAGCTTCGAGGATGGGGTGCTTTGTGAACTCAATCAGCATCCTGAACCTCTGCGTCTATTATTTTAGCTTTCTCTATTCTGTCCCGAGCAGCTTGAATAGTAGCCTCGTACTCATCCTGAGTATAGACTTTCCTGTCCTCAGTAATCTGCGTAGCTTCACCTCTAGCTGTCAAAGCCTCCCTAGCTGAGTTAGCTTTAGCTATTGATAGTTCCTTTAAGTCCCGGAAGGATACTTCCATTTCTGGATCATTCTCCATTCGGTCACGAACTTTATCTATTAGATCCTCCTCCAAGCTGGATAGGTTTAAGTAGTTCTTTGCCGCGATCCTGCCACTTAGTTCTCTGAACTTACCAAGGTGGTCTGCGTAGTCAGCTAGGACTGATATAACTGTTTCTCTATCGTAACCATATTTGCGTACCAACTTAGTCTGGCTCGCTCCAGTACTGTACAGGTACAGCATCTTAGCTACCTTGTCCGGGTTGTATACGCTTAGGCTTTTGATACTACTGGCTTGTTTGTCGGAAGCTATCTCGTGGATACTTTCCTTAATCCTCTGTATCAAATCCAGCCTTTCTTGTTTGGATTCATCCTGCATCTCTTCGAGGTCTATTATATGGAACACAATATGTCAAGACTAAAAGCTTGACATAGTTGCAGGGGTATATGTTACAATGCCTACCTTAAGACAGCCAAGTCATAAGTATGGTAACAATCATTAATGACGCTCACCCCAAGTGAGCGCGTCATTTTAAAAGATTACAGGCAATCAAGGAAGGGCTACCATATGGTAGGCAGTAAGCCCTTTGAGTACCATATTTTTTTGGGGCAGTATTCTTATATATATACATAGCTTGTCCACCTTGCGTCGACTCCCCTCCTCCCCTATAATTAGAACTGCTAATAGGTTTCTGATTGTAGAACTGCTATTAGATTTACTAATACCTTAACTGTACAAGGGTAGCATTAGCTTTACTTATACTGTATTAGAATTGCATTTGCTATAAGTTTTACTAATACTGGCTGCATAGTGTACATAAGTGCAGTATTTTTTCCGTAAAGGGTAATATATTAATACTAGGATTGCATAAGATTAGAATAGCTTATACCTGGATTTGACTGCATTTTATTCTTTACATTTGAGGAAAAATCTATCTCAGCGTGCAAGGCATCTAGGATGCGCTATAAATGGCTAGGTTTTGGGGTGGTACATAGGTATTAAAAACTCCTAAAAACGCCTTGTAGGTGCATTTATATTGATAAGTTTTACTTATACTGCGCTAGGATTTGTATTAGCTCTGCTAATTTATCGGGCATATGGTTCAAAACTAGTGAACATATTGGCACGCAAATAAATGAAAAAAAGATGAAAAAAAACTTGCAAATAAGATATTAATTGTCATTCTCTTAATTATAGCAGTTCTTTAACAGTTTATTGAGGTTTTTTTAGACAATCCGATTTTATCTACTAGTGATTCTAGTTAGAGAAGTGGTTTTTGACTTGATCGAGATTCTTTAAAGATGGTAGGTAAACTGTGGAATTGCGCCCTATTATTGAAAGTGTTTTTGCCAAAAAATGGAGGCATAGCACGCTAGTAAGCTAAGACCTTGCTAGTCCTGTGAGGTGCATTGCAATGTGCATTTGGGGATTATAGCTGAAAAGAGTAAATTGGTACTGACAACACTAGTTTACACGCAAGGTGTGCGTAGGATTCTCAACATACCGATAGCACCTTGCAAATGAGATCAAGTGAATGGCTTCACGTGCCGATCTTGTAAGGCAATCACGCCGACTGAATTCACATAAGAAAATGCAAAACATAAAATCACCTATGGCTACTCCGACCTATCGGAGGCGTAGAGCAAAACGCGAGTTTTGGAATACTACTAAGGCTTATGCAAACTATGATCTAAGGAATCCTAGTTCAATAAGTACTGAAAAACCTGCACGCAAAAAGAGTACATTCAAATCAGTCAATGACTGGATATCGCAAATGGGCGAAGATGTACGAGTACAAACATTCACCGAAAGTAAAGTAAGGTATGTATGAGTAATATTATAGATGATCCACGAACTACATTAGAATATCTTGGGCATTTGAAAGCGATTGCCAGGAGTTTTAGAAGGCAATGTTGGGATAAAAATTATACTTCAGGTCTAACCTTTAATGAGGTAATTAGATATATAGAAGAACAAGAAGAAATAGTGGAGGATTCAATACCCGAATGGGATCAAATAATGAGTGAACAATGAAAAGAATAAGCGAAACTACTGACATAAAAATTGCCAATAATATAAAGCGATGGCATAACAGAGCATCGCCTAAAAATATTGACGAAGGTATGGTATGGTACGATGATGCTATGCGATTCTCTCGCAAACTTGCAAGGGAATACAAAGTGACAAGGCGTACATCAGCTGGCGTTATAGCTTGCTTATCCCCAAATAACAAATGGGAGCGAAACAAATACGATGCCGAACAAATGATATCGCATTATCGCGATGGGCATAAATCCTGGGAAGGATTGAAGATATGCACATACGATGACAACAAGGATAGAGCTTGGGACATATTAACTAAGGGAGAAAAACTTACAGAAAAATCGCCTAAGACGCATTCATTCGCTATGAATGTAGGTGAGAACTCACCGAACTATGTGACGATTGACAAGTGGCATATGCGAGCAAGCCTAGCGCGACCACGGGAGGGCATCACATTGACGCAAGAAAGCCCTACTAAGCTACAGTACAAGAGACTGCAAGGGATAACTTTACAGATAGCCAGGATGCACAAGCTGAAGGGCTACGAACTGCAAGCCATCATATGGCTAACAATAAAAGAGAAATGGAATAGATAATGACTACAGAAGAAAAGCAATACCTAGATGATATGACTAATGAGTTCAAACCCATAGTCGATAACATCGAGAAAGGCATAAGGACTACTAAAAATAACTATGCCAAGTACGGATCGGCTCTGAGTTACTTCTCAGGTGGTTGTCCCAACAAAGCATTAACCCTAATGCTTGTATTCAAAAGAGCTGGGGCTAATATGCAAGGACTTCGTGATGGATACAAAACATTCATCAAATAAAACAGAAAGGAATAAATGAAAATAGAACTAAAGAAAATACAGTACAGTAAGTTTGCTAGTCAAGAAACTGCTTGCTTCCAAGCTGATCTGTACGTCGATGGCAAACCATTTGCTATCGTAAGCAACGATGGTATCGGTGCGTGTGATATGCACTACAAGCACCCAAAAAATCCTCAGACCTCTAACGAGTACCACGAGGAACTAGATACCATTTTCAAGTGGTACAAAGACAATGTAAAAATTGAATCCGAGTACTCCGATACTGGATATATGGAGGGCAGTCTAGATATAGCAGTAGGAGAACTACTGGATGACCACCTCATCGAGAAGGAAGTACGATCACTCCTGCGTAGAAACCTCATCGTCTTCACCAATGACGGACAGAAGGGTTACTACAAATACGGAATAAAGAAATACAAAATTGATGTGTTCCCTGGCAAGCTAGAAGCTATGAGAAAGAAGTTCAAGGAGTGGTACGGAGAAGTAACTATCCTCAATGACTTCGGAATAGATGAAGCTTGTAAGTACTACAGGGCGCACACCTAATCACAAAAGACAATGTACGAAGAAGTAGAAATAGAAATAGAACTAAGAGGTAGGCAGTTCGACATTGTAGCTGATGTTGACTTCCGAATAGAAACCTGTGAATGCAGTTCCGATTGCGGTGACCAATGGGTTACTGAGAGATGGGACGAAGTTCAGATTGAAGATATACAAATCAAGAACGTGTACTACTGGACGGACTCCGAGGAGTACAGAGAAATACCAATCAACTCGCTATCAAAGGATGACATAATGTTAGTCAATGAAGCGATACAACAAGAGATCGAGGAACTAAATGAGTAAATATAAATACACTACAGTAATACGAACATCCAAGGGTACTCGTAACGGAAAACCCTTTGACCAAGTACAGGACATCAAGCATCGCAAGTATAGATTTAATCAAATGCACGGCGATGATCCAAATGCCTCTTTAAATATATACGAATTAGTAGATGGGCATTACCATCTAATGGGGGTACATAAAAAAGATGATACCTTTGAAATATTTATTCCCGAGTTGGGGATAGTGGTATAACAATAATAACAAGAGAAAGGAAAAGAAAATGGGACGATATATATCAGGAGATATTGAAAGAAAGTTGTGGTTCGCTGTGCAAGCATCGAATGCGGCAGATAGGTTCGGATCAAAGGGAGAACCTCCAGCCTACCTGGATTACTACTTCGATGACGACAACCTTCAGGAAATAAAGGAAGAAATTGAAATCATTGAGCAATCAATTGATGTAAAAAAACTGGATGAGTTCTTTCTTGATCCGAATCGCAATGGATACACCCAAGAGGATCTAGACAAGAGGGAGATAACTCACAGAGATCTCAAGGAGTACGCTGACCTCTGCTTGGGCAGAGATATTCAGAAGTGCATTGTAGATACTGGACAATGTATGTTCTCAGCAGAACTATAGCCTACCTTATGGCATCCAGTCCTTATGGATTTCAGCCCTATGACTGAATGTTTTTTATAAAAAAACTATTAACTTAATGATTGACTACCAAGAAAGGGCATTCTTAAGGTAGGCAATGGATTGACACCCTGTCAAGCAAAAAAAATAAATACTAACAGAAAGATAAAATGTGGATACTACCAAAGCAATTACACACATCAGCCTTTGTTCAGGATACGAAGGCATCGGGCTTGGACTCCGAAGAGTTCTCCCAAATCTGCGAGAAATCGCTTTCGTGGAGAGGGAAGGATTCCCTGTCGCGAACCTGGTTGCAAAGATGGAAACGGGAGAACTGGATCAAGCACCTGTGCACACGGACCTTAAGACCTTCCCATACAGAAAGTTTCGAGGACAAGTGGACATCCTATCAGGAGGCTTCCCGTGCCAACCCTTCAGTGCTGCTGGAAAGCGTCAAGCAACTGAAGACCCAAGACACCTCTTCCCATACATTGCAGAAGGAATCAGGGAGTGCGAACCTAGAATTTTGTTTCTCGAAAACGTACAAGGAATCCTCAGTTGCAAAACCGGGGACGGAGAACCAGTTCTCAAATATGTCCTCAGAACATTGGAAGAAATGGGTTACCGAGCAACGGCAGGAATATTCTCAGCGGAAGAAGTCGGCGCACCTCATCAACGCAAGCGAGTCTTCATCCTTGGGATGGCCAACAGCGAGGACATCGGATGCAGAGGGAGGTCGCATCGA